GAAATATTGGAGCTAAAATAAAATGGCAAGACAAGGTGTAGATATTGGTGTAGAAGGTAATGACGGTACAGGCGATAGTATTCGCGAGTCATTTCGTAAAGTCAATGAGAACTTTCAAGAACTATATGCAGTTTTTGGTATAGGCGGACAAATAAGCTTTACTGACCTAAGTGATACTCCAAATAGTTATGTAGGTAATGAAAACAAAGTACCACTTGTGCGTTCAGATGGCAGTGGCTTAAATTTACTAGAACTAGCTTCTGATAATGCCTTATCAGGTACAACAGATACTATCGGGTTTGATTTTAGTATAGACGGCAAAGTTATTATCAGGCAGTTAGTATCCAAAGTTTCTAATGATCCACAACCTACACTAAGTGGTCCACTTGATGCGGCAACTCAACCTATTGCCGGTGTAAGTGTAAGTCAAGCTGCTATTGACTCATTTAATTCTGTCCATGGCACAGATTTAGAACTTGGTGCGCTAGTAATTAACAAAAATTATGCAGATAGAAATTATCAAGAAAAGGCAGTAGCAGGAGGCGGATTTAGAGTAGGTTCAGAACCAGCTGATAAATCATCGTACAGTATTACAGCTGACAGTATCACATCAGGATACTTTGTAAAAAATTCACATGGATTAAGTCAAGCCTTTGCAGGAGCACCATTTGTTTTTAATTCAACCGGGGACGATCCGTTTGGTGTTGTTTCAGGCAACCTTTATTATATTGACATAGCAGACGATAACAATCTTGGTTTGTATTCAAATGAATCAGACGCAATTAATGGCACAGGCAGAATATTACTATCCGGCGGTACAGGTACATTTGAACTTACAGATAGCGCACTTGATAATAATCTAGAAGGCAATTGGTTGAGCAATGTTGCGCTTCCACGTAAGAGTATTACAAGACGAGAAGGCGACACTATGACAGGTGCCTTAAACTTGTTTGATCACCCTGGCGAATTAGTAGGAACAGGGTTGCCATTTGGTCCAGATGATTTACAAGCCGCTTCAAAGCTTTACGTAGATAATGCAGCAAAACCTAGTACAGTAAATTTGTATGTAAGTACAGCAGGTACAGATGCACAGCCATTTACGCCGGTAGGCAAAGAAGGTAGAAGTGCAGCATATGCATATAGAACAATTAATGCCGCGGCTCGAAAAGCAGAAGAAATTATTTTAGCGTCACCGTTTGAGCCTGGTCCGTATATGCAGACTATGACATTTAACGCTGGAGCAAATGAAGGTTTAATTGACACAGCAGGCATTACAAGTCCTATATCAGGTAGATCCAATGCTAGAGCAATAATTGTTGCAAACAAAGAGTTTATTGCTAAAGAAGTTACAGGTTATATTGATGCAACATTTCCAGAGTTTGCTGATCAATATAATAAAGAAAGATGTCAACTTGATGTTACACTAATGCTGGATAGTGTGAGCTTAGATTCACTATTAGGAAACAATGCAAACTACCTATCACGATACTCTGGGCTAAGATACTATTCAAGTGTGAGTGCGCAAAAAGCAATTGGTTCTCAAAAGTCATACACAGTTGCAGGCATTGAATATGCAAAGTTACTGGTAACAACATATATTTTAACTAACACAGCAGTACCAACTACATATCAAAGCCGTGTACCACAGGTTACAGACTTAACATTACCAGATACATTAGCAGATAATGCTATAGGAGCAAAGTTTGATGTAATTCTTGATGTGATTAACAACGGCCCATTAGATGCGCCCGGTATTGTTGATGGACAAACTACATACAAAATTAATATAGGTAACGGTAACTTTGGTTTTATTGATCAAGCTAATCCTACAAACACTGACATTATTCCAGGTAAAGTTGTACGTGGTAAAAATTCTGGAGCAATTGGTAGAATAATTGACTACAAGCACGAAAGCGGCTCAAGACCTGTTTCTACTGTTGAAACAGACGAAATAGAAGTACAACTATTAGAGCCATTTGAATTCCAATCAGGTGAACCATTAGAGTATGGTAATATTGTTAATGATACACAAATTAGTATTAGGATCGAAAGTGGTATTTATGAAGAAGATCTTCCAATTAGAGTTCCTGCTAACGTAAGTGTCAAAGGTGATGAGTTTAGACGAGTAATTGTAAGACCAAAAGATCGTGTATCACAATCTAGATATGCAAATACATTCTTTTATAGAGACGCCGAGTTTGATGGACTTATTTTAGGTAAATCAAGTATTGAAACTATTGACTTTACAGCAAGTGCAGATGCTCTGAGAACTGCTGGTACTTACACTATAACCCAAGTAGATTATGCAACAAGTAAATTAGGTAAAGATGCAAAATTTGATATTACAGTTGATAATACAGGTGCAGTTACAGACGTTACTGTAATTACGGCTGGCGACAGTTTTCAAGCAAACGAAATTGTAACTGTACAAGATTCTGCACTAGGCAACAACGGTGCTGCACCATATAGCTTTACAGTGCTAACAGTTCCAAACGGTATACAATATACTAACCCATTAACAAATCAAGTAGAAGGATATTTTGGTAATCACTATTTGCTAAAGCCAAATAAATTGAGAAACATAGGTGCTGGTTACGAAAACATCGGTAACTGGGAAACTGCTGCGTTATCATTGATTGATAACAAAGAATTTATCCAGGAGCAAGTTGTAAACTATGTAGAAACAACCTATCCTGCACTAATTGGTTCTGTAGGTTATTCAAGAACAAAATGTTTTAGAGACGCTGGCTTAGTTGTAGAAGCAATGGTCAAAGACTATCGTGCAGGAGGTAATGAATTTTCTTTAGAAGCACAAGGTGAATACTACTCGGGCGCTGTAGAAGTTGGAACAGAAGTAGAAACTGTAGATGGATTACGTCATATCTATACCCTTGCAAACGATATTGTTAGAGGCATAAGTCCTGCTACGCTTTATGGACCAAGTGGCGCAGCTCCAGATCCAAATGCAAACTTAACTTATGCATTTGATGATTTTAATGGTGATGGTGATCCCGAATCATGGTCATCAGGAAACCTTTACAGATTAGGAAATGTAGTTAAGTTTTTTGTAGGTGGAGAAGATAGATATTATACTCCTACAGCAGAACATACTTCCGGAGCAACATTTGATGCAACAGAAATTTTGCAATTTTGGAGACAAGTAGATGGCATCCAACTTATTGCATATAACTTAATAGAAACTGTTGTTTTTGCATTTAACGCAGAATATAACCCGCCACTTCGTAATGATGAAATGGATGTGTTCTTAATGAACGATGCCACCATTTTGCGTAACATTACAGGACAAGGACACGGCGGCTTCCAAATGGTACTTGATCCAGAAGGACAAGTGCTTACTAAGTCTCCATATTGCCAAACAGGTACAGGATTTGCAAAGTCGGATAATAAACAAGTATTTAGAGGCGGACTATTTGTAGATGCATTTGTTGGTAACTCTGCTGTTAGGGTAACTTCAAGAGTTGACGGCGATGCATTTAAACTAGACATACAAAGTTTAGGCTCACAAGCAGAGCCGCAGGGCTTATTTGTACGTAGGCCAGAAACACCGAGTGTTTTTTATATTGACGGTAGACGTTTTCAAATTAATGCAGTCACAAACTATGATAAAGAACTTGGTACAGCTACACTTATACTAAGTCCTGGTTCAAACTCTGGATTAGGCTTTAGTGGTTTAACAAGCTCGCTTGCAACTGGTGTTGATTTAAGCGATCTATCAACACCTATTCCAATTACTATCCAAACAGCTGGTAATAGAAGTATGTTGGGTAATGACTTTACGCAAATTAACGATAAAGGTTACGGTCTTGTTGCTGTTAACGGTGCGCTATCTGAAATGGTTAGTATGTTCACATACTACTGTCATACATCTTACTATGCTAAAAACGGCTCAGAGATTAGATCACTAACAGGTTCAAGTTGTTATGGTGAATACGGACTAGTTGCTGAAGGATCAGATCCAAACGAAATTCCAGACGCTATTCAGTTGGCGCAAGATATGATGGAAAGTGCTAAAACATTCCATGCAGACGTTATACTTGAATTAACTGGTCCAGTAATCTTACAAGAAGGTGATCAACTTACACAATCAGCAACAAATGCTACAGGTGTAGTAAGTTCGAATACTAGCCAATTAGGCGACAGCGTAGTTTCTCCAACTGGCGAAAGAGTAATTTATCTTACAGACACTAGTGGTGCTTTTGATACAACCAACCAAATTAGCATTACAGGACCAATTACTGGCGATTCAGTAGTAACACCTTTAGGCGCAAATAGTGTTCCTTTAAGAGTTGATACTCAAGGATACGGTAGTAATAAAAACGGATTGTTCATATTTGCATACGACTTTAAAGAGAATCCAAGCAATAGATCAGAGTTTGATGTTTACCACCCAACAGAGAATATATTTGCAAGATACGAAGTAGCTAATGCTTCCCCAACAGGAGCTCATGTTGGTAGAATGAAAAATATTGGTACTGAAGTGCCATTTGATTCTATCACAATAGATAACGTTACAGCAGCAGGCGCATTATTTAATTTTTATAAAACTATAAAATATGGATACACTATTGAAATTGTAAACGGTGGTACTAATTATACCGTAGGCGATAGTATGGTAGTAAGTGGTGCTAATCTAGGCGGCGGCACAACAGACAACGATGCATTTATTACAATCTTAGAAGTAAATAGCGGTGTTATTACAAAAGCGGCAATTACAGGTAGTCCGTTTGTAGATTCGCACACACCAATGTACGACGGTAGAGTACGAAAACTTAATTTCTCAACAAGTGATAATCAATTCAGTACAGACGGATTAATTGAAGATGTTCCATTTGGCACATTACTTCAATACAGAAGAAATCAAACTCATATTATAAGTGATTTTGCAAGACCTGATGTGCTTACAATACGACCAAGTACTGCGGTAATCTTTGATGAAAATCCAAACTTTGTTTACAGAAGTATTAGTTTTTTAACATCAGATAGTTTAGGTAATGAATTAGAAAATAACGAATTACAGTCTGGTTTTGATAGTTCGTATGATTATATTAGAATGTTGATAGAAAGTGCTAAAGCACAAGAAACTGCATTATCTAATACAGGAACTACAAAAGGCGGAACAGCAGGAGACACTGTTCTTGCTCTACAACCTGTACTCGATGACAACGAAATATTTAGACTCAATAATAATGCAAGAACAGATGTAGCAAATAGACCAATTGGAGCAACAGCAGAATCATTAACTGAAGCTCCTATATTTGTATGGCAAGGTAAAAAACATTTTGTATTCAATGCTAGAGGTGTTAACGATGCAGATACTATTGTGCCTATTGCAGAAGATAATGAATACGTTATTGTAGATATTCTAGCAATAGACAGTATTAATTTAGAAGACTTTACTGAACCGGGAGATGATACAACACTCTCAACAGGTTTAGCAAGTCCAGTTGTATTAGGATCAAATGTTGTTACTATTAGAGCAGGACTACAAGCTGGTGCAACTGGTACTGTTACTGTAAATATTAGTACATGTCGTGCTACATCACATGACTTCTTAGATGTAGGCTCAGGCGGATTTAATGAATCAAACTATCCAACTGTTATTTTTGGAGAGCCAGGAGAAAAAGATCAATCTAAAGAAGTAGATGAAAGAACCAAAGGTAGAGTGTTTTATGTAAGCACAGACCAAAACGGTATATTTAGAGTAGGTAAATTCTTTAGTGTTGACCAAGGTACTGGTACAGTAACATTTAGTGCATCACTTGCACTATCAGATGTTGATGGTATTGGCTTTAAGCGTGGTGTGGTTGTAACTGAATTTAGTACAGATACAGCAATGACTGATAATGCTGCTGATACTGTTCCTACAGAACTTGCGGTACGTGGTTATGTAAATAGGCGTTTGGGTTATGATGTTAACGGCGCTCCTGTTGCTAATAAGTTAGGACCTGGGGTACTTGCTCCAAACGGTGCTGTGCCAATGACAGACGACTTAAATGCCGCTGGAAACACAATTACAAATATTAAATTACCTGATAGTGACTCTGATGCAGCTACAAAAGCGTATGTTGATGACGGGCGTGGACTAGGGGACGAAATAAAAGATCTACGTAGTTTACAATACCAAAGTCATGCACCAAACCAACTACTTGTTTCTACAGAATATAAAAAATTATTAGTGTTAGGATCAACAGTAGTAAATGGACCGTTTGCTAGAGGTGATATTTTTACTGGAAGCATATCTGGTGCTACAGGTCAAATTATAGACGTACAAGATGTAGATGGCTACGAAGGCAATCTAGTAGAAATCACTTATACTCCGACAGCAGGAATATTTAGTGATGGGAAGCCGGCTGGTGCATCACCTGATGCTGATGTATTACTTGTTTCGGGCGGCGCAGAAGGCAGAGTAGTAGACGGACCAGTTGACGAATGGGTAAATGGTGTTGCTAGTGCCGCAAGTGATATTGAAATACTCACAAGCAAAGTTGTAACAGAAGTCGGCGGCGTTGTAACAGAAAGGTATACAGAGCTTAACTTACAAATGAAGCCAAATACTATTGTAAACGATGACGTACAAGGCACAGCAAATATTTCTCAAAGTAAGTTAAATCTTAATGAAGCTGCAACTAGAGCAGATGCTACAGGCATTACACAAAATGACTTAGGTGTTGCGTCATTTGATAGTGCATTGTTTACAAGCACAAGTGGTTTTGTTAGTATAAGTAACGGTCAAATACCATTAGAAAAAATACAAAGAATTAACGACGGAACAGTACTTGGTAACTACGAAGGAGACAGTTCTGATAATGATATTGATCAGATTCCGTTTAGTAGAGTTATACAAGAAGGTGGCGGACTTGCAGATGCAGACTTTATTAGTCTAATATCTTCAGTATCTGATGCAGGTCAAGCACTTATTAGAACAGGCGAAGGCACATATGGTATTTCAAACGTAACAATCTCTGGAGAGGTTAACTCAATTGTTAAAACAGATGCTAGCGGTAGTGTACAAGCAAACTCACTAATATTAGGTGGTGATAGCAGTTATGAAGTTTTATCATTGGACGGCACAACAGTTATTCTTAAAACTCCTTCGCAAGGTGAATTGCTAAGAGCAGCAGGTGGCGCAGCGGCAATCGGCAATCCAGGTGATCCTGGATATGTTGCGCCTACATTCCCAACTTTAGAAATTGCAGGTAGTGTAAACATTAGTTCAACTGGCGTTACTGAAAGTACTTTACAAGGTTTATCAAACTTTAACGGTGAAAAAGCATTAGGTGTCGATTGGATCTACAGTAGCTTTATTGAAGCGCCGGGCGAAAAGGGCGCAGCAAGTACAGCAATAGCAATTGGTGCTAATACTGGTAAATCTCTAGTAGGACAAGTTGCAATTGTTACAGCAGATTCAGCAACAAATTCAAGTGTTGTACCTGCGCTGTTTAGTTCGTCAGGTATGTTACCTGACACAACTAATTCATATGACATTGGAAGTGCATCAAGAAAATATGCAAATGTTTATGCAACAACTTTCCGTGGTACAGCAACTGAAGCTTACTATGCTGACTTAGCGGAGAATTACACAGCTGATGCAAATTATGAAGCAAGCACAGTAGTAGTGTTTGGCGGCGATGCCGAAGTTACACTTTCTACACAAAAACTTGATCCACGAGTTGCAGGCGTTGTTTCAACAAATCCAGCATACTTAATGAATAGTCATCAAGAAGGCGAGAATGTTGTAGCTGTAGCGTTGCAAGGAAGAGTTCCATGTAAAGTAATTGGACAAGTACAAAAAGGTGACTTACTAGTAACTAGTGCAATACCAGGATATGCTATTGTAGCAACTATACCACAACTAGGCACTGTAATAGGTAAAGCTTTAGAAAATAAAGAAGACCTAGGCAAAGGCACAGTAGAAGTTGTGGTAGGAAGAGTATAATGAAGCAAGAAAAAATTAATAATTATATAAAACGAAAAGATGCAAAAGCATTTGTAGATAATAAAAACCCGCAGCCTAGACAAGTAATAGTCACAGCTGGTAAAATAAGAGTTCAAGTTGGAGCACCAAATGGCAAAACAAATAATTGATACAGGAACAAGTCCAAATAAAGGTGATGGAGATCCATTACGTTCTGCCTTTACTAAAATTAATAATAATTTTAATGAAGTATATACAGCGTTGGGTGATCCATCAGGAGCAACATCACATGTTTTACCCAATACCGACGGAACAATTGATTTAGGCTCAGCTGATAAACAGTGGGACGACATTTATGTTAAAAACTTCATTTATGTAAACGGAGCAAGAATAGAAGTTACAAGTGGCGGAGCATTACTTGTAAATGGTGGAGCGCCTGCAGAGGTTCAAGATACTGTAGGTAGTGTATTTGGAGACGATAGTACTTTACTTGTAGACGGCGTTAACAGTTCAATCCCAAAAGCAAATATTGAAGATAGCACAAATTGGGACACAGCATTTGGTTGGGGTAATCATAGCACAGCAGGATATGCAGATGGTACTAATGAAGCAAATTGGAACACAGCATTTGGCTGGGGCAATCATAGCACAGCAGGATATCTAACAAGTTATACAGTTACAGAATCAGATGTTACAACGCATCAAACAGCACTTAGTATTACAGAATCACAAATTACAGATTTAGCACACTATGACGATACTGCACTTGCAACCCGTGTTAGTACATTAGAAAATGCAGGATATATTACTAGTGAAACAGATAGCCAAGAACTAACATTAGTTGGTACAGACTTATCAATATCAAGTGGCAACACTGTTGACCTAAGTGGGTTTTTAACAAGTGTTCCAGCACAAACGTTTGCTAGTCTAACAGGAACACCAACTACAATAGCAGGTTATGGAATTACTGATGCATTGGCATTGGGTACAACAGCAACAACAGCACTAGCAGGTGATACAGCATTATTTGATGGAGTGTTTGCAAGTTTAACAAGCAAGCCAACTACACTAGCAGGTTAC